AAACATTAAGTTGTTGTGTCGTTCTTGTCATAAGGTGGAACACTCTGGACGGAGTATAACACGATTAAATTAACGGAGAAGAACCCAAATGACAACAAACGTAAACGTAACGGCAGGAAGATTAGCTGAACTTGGTGGTGCATCCAACTCTGGTATCAAGATAGGTTTCATAGATAGCGCAGACAAGGGAGCCCAGAATGATACAATGACAGTTAAGAATGCTAAAGAAGTTTTAATGGCGGTAATGAAAGATGATTCTACAGGTGTAGATGAAGCTTGTACACTAGCTACTAATGTTATCACACTAACTACTGCAACGACTACAGGCGCGACATCTGGATTCATAATCTTCAAATAAAGGAGTAAAAAATGGGAGCACTAACAAAATTAGAAAGTTTCGATGAAATTCCATCTTTGAGTCTAAAGAGAGTAATGTTTACACTAGCCAACACGGCTGATGCAGGTGACACATTCGAGATTACTTTGGCAGATTATGGAATCGCAGCGACAGGTTTATTGGCAGTAAACAGCTGGGTACATACAGCCGATGGCAGTATTATCACAGTTGAAGCAAACACTACTGCAGTAACAACTGGAACTTTGGTTGTAACAATCGCATCTGGAACTAACGACGACTTTCGAGTAATCGAAATAGTTGGAAAAGCAGTTGCAGGAGTATTCGCATAATGGGAGCATTAACCAAATTAGATAGCTGGGACGAAATCCCTGCATTAAGTCTAAAGCGTGTAATGTTTACATTGGCTAACACAGCCGACGCAGGTGACACATTCGAGATTACTTTGGCAGATTACGGAATTTCAGCGACAGGTTTACTAGCAGTAAGTGGCTGGGTACATACTACAGATGGTAGTATTGTAGTAACAGCAGCTAACACAACCGCAGTAAGCTCTGGAGTATTGACTGTAACCCTAGTAACCGCAACTACAGATGAATTCAATGTAATTGAGATAATCGGTAGAGCTGACGCAGGCGAATTTGCATAAACCAATATAGATGGTTATATAACCATATTTTTTTTATTATTATTAGGTTCGGGAGAACTAAAATCCAAAAAACAAAATGGCACACATATTGGTACTAGCAGAAGGATTCTCCGAACATATTGAGAAATTTGAAAAAGCATTTAACGGGAAAGTTTACGCTGACGGAAAGTGCAAACTAAGAGTCCGAGAATTGAAACTCTACAATTTAGGATTCAACGAAGTAGGATACAAAGAAATATTATCTGATTTGAAGGGAATGACTCGATACAATACTTCTAATCCTCAAGAAGATACCTCAACGGAACTACGTCAAAAAATAGAGAAGTACATTAAATATTTTAGAAAGTTTTTCAAAATGCTTAAACCAATAGAGAAAGATTTAGATGAAGTGGAGATGAGTTCTTTCGTCCAAGACGAACGAAATAAGGGTAACGTGTTTATGACTAGCTTAACTCCAATAGGAATGGTTAATGATTATCGAGATAAAGATGGAGTTGAATTAGTATGATAGAAAATTATTTAAGCATCCAAGACACAATAGGCTTAGCCTGCGGAATAGGGATTCTGATTAAGGCAGTCCAAATATTATATTTTGACAAACTAAACGAGAGAGGAGGAAAATAAATGGCACTAAAAACAACAAGTATGAGCGATAAACCGAAAGAGGAAGATGAGAAAAAAGACTTTGAATTTGTAAAAAATGAGAAGGGACAATTAGCTGTAAGAAAGATTCGAAAAATTAAGGTAGAAACAATCACAGAAAAAGAAGAATTTAAACCAGTAAAAGTTCAAACTAAAAAATTTACAAGAGGTAAGAAGTAATGGGGTATGCAACAGCGGCTGAAATAAAAGCTGCAATTAACTTCCCAACGACCGGCGCACCAGTTAGCGACGCAGATATAACAACGTTCATTGGATATGCTGAAGAAGAAATCGAAAGCATTTATCATACTAAATTTGGAAACGTAGAATCAACCAAGACCGCGTTATCCGGAACAACCACAACATTAGTAAACGCTGCGGCTTCGTATACTGATAGTGCATATATTGGATATGTTGTTTGGGTAATAGCCGGAACTAACTCCGGAGAATACCGAGAAATTTCATCTAACGATACGACAACCCTAACAGTAAGCCCAGCATTTACCGCAGCCGTAGATGACACAACTCAATTTAGAATTACTAAGTTAGGATATAAAGATGAAACAGTTGACGGGACTGGAGAAAAATATCAGTTCGTTCAATATCAACCACTCATTAAACTTAACGCTTTGACTATTGATTCAACAGACGTTACTCCTTCTTATGTTTATCAATATGAAACTGGTAGACTAACTATGAGTACCTCCGCCGAAGCAACTTACTTTGCAAATAATAATCCTCAATTGGTAGAGCTAAAATATATTTATGGAGTTTATCCTATACCTCAGATTATCAAAAGGCTTTGTATTGTGATAGCTTCGATTAGGACATTAACCGCGCAAATCGCTGGAACGTACGATGATTGGACTAGTGTGAGTTTACCTGGAGGACTTCAAGGAAATAAGGGAGAGCCTTATTTGAATATTCAAAATGCACTTAATTATCTACAAGGAGAAGCTCGAGGAATAGTTTATGGAACTAAAGCGGAGGGAGCAGTAACTGGTGACTGGAGAACTTCAACTTCTTATCGACCATTTACGCTTTTTGGATAATGAATATACCCAACACAGTAAGAAATAATCAACTCTGGAAGAACGCCGTTGCTTATGCTAAACAAATCGGGAGCTACCGGAAGAATGATATGGATTACATTATGAGTATTTACAAGAGGCTAGGAGGGAAAGTTTAATGGTACAGAGTGCATTCTCAGTTGCTGATTTTGATTTTATATTGAAGAATTATGCTGGACGATTATTATCACATACTCCATATACTAAAACTGAATCTAATTATACCGGAGAAGAAACCATAACCGCAGGAACCGCAACTAACATACTTTGTTACGTTATGAAGACCGGACAAAATTTCGACTTTAAGCAATATGGATTCTTAGAGAAGGGCGATATGGTAGGACTATTCAAGATAGCCGACTCGGTAACACTCAACTCATTAATAACTGTAAATGGAGAAAAGTACAGAGTAAAGGAATCGTTTGATGTGCCAGGAACTTTCGACTCAACTGGGACTGGAACTGTATATACTTACACTGCAGCGTCGTTATTCAAGGCGGAATAGATGGTTTTATATAGAATACTTCCGGTAATTTATTATGGGTACTAGGAGAAAAAAACACGTTATACTTACTTGTGAATATTGTAAAAATAAATTTGAAGTTATACCTTCATTGAAAAATAAACGACGTTGTTGTAGTAAAATTTGTATGGGTAAATATAATTCAGTTCATAAAATAGGGAAGGCTAACCCAAATTATTCTGGAGGTACTACTGAGCAAAAAATTGGATATATTTTAATTAACACAGGACCAAATAAAAGAGAGTACGAACATAGAATTGTTATGGCAAAACATCTAGGTAGGGATTTGACAAAAGCAGAAGTAATACATCACATAGATGGTAATAAAAAGAATAATTGTGTAACAAATCTAATGTTATTCAAAAATCAATCTACACACACTAAATATCATAGTGACTTGAGGTTACTGGAATAATGAACGAAGATGAATACAAAAGACGACTCGAAGGAGTAGGTTGGGATTTAGTTATGGCGCTCCAAAAAAGACTCACTTGGGAACACGGAAGATTCAAAGGTGACCTACAATCTAGCATAGAATTTCATATTACCCCAAGCTTAGGGCTTCAGATAATTATGGAAGATTACGGAGAGTACATTGAATTCGGAACTCCTAACCCAACTACTCCAGATGAGATTTTAGACTGGGTACAAAAGAAGATAATCCCGAACCTAAAGAGGAAGCCTAAATCTCCAAAAGTCGCATTACGGATAGCTACAAGCCTTGCAGCGCATATCTCTAAGTGGGGGACAGTACCCTATAGTTTTATCAGAACTACAATGAAAGAGGATTTACCAGGAATATTAAAATCCAATGGTTTAAAATAACCAAAAAACAAAGAACTTCTAGGAAGCCTTCTAATCAACAATAACTAAAGAGATGATTAATCGTATAGCTTAATTAACCTCTTTAAATTAAATAACTTTATAAAGGCGAGAGGTCCTCAAAAGTAGATGGTTTTATATAATTAAACTGGCTAAATCACACAGGAGGAAAAATGCAAATAATAGAATTAACAGGAGTTTCTGATGCTAGTGGTGATTTGACTCTTACAGCCGGAAAGAACGGAATTGGTTATGTTGAAAAAATTGTTTATGATTGGTCGAACGGAGATACCGGAGCAGACATTGTAGTTACTAACGTTGATGGAGCAGCCACAACTGCAATTATGACAAAGGCTGATTTAGGAACAGCTGACGCAACTTACTTACCAAGAAGTCTTGGAAATAAGACAACTGATGGAAGTGCTTTCACGAATGTAGCAGAAAAGATATTCGTTACTGGCGCTATGAAAATAGTTGTAGCAAACGGAGCATCTACGAAAACATACAGATTCTTAGTAACACTAACTGACGAATAGTCAGATGGTTTTATATAGAATACTTGGGTCAAACTAGAGATACTGATAATGTTCAAGAGAACTAGGTAGTCGAATACAATGGCAATTACATTAAATCAAATCAAAAAGGAATTAGTAAACTTGTTTAGAAATTCTGATGTTATCTCAAAAACAGATAGAGGCGCGACTACTCAAACTGATACTGGAACATTTACCGCAGCGGCAACTCATACTCTAGCAACTACTCCAACAAAAGTAAAAAATATCCGTTCTGTAACTATTGGCGGAACTGCGCAAGAATGGGGGAAAGATTACACTTTAGCATTCTCAACGGGAGTTATCACTTTTACGACCGCGCAAACCGGAGCTTATACAATTTCTTATGACACCGGAACAACTGACCGAATCTTTCCAGACTATCCTCAGTCTAACCTAAAGCTAAATCAATTTCCTAGAATCGCAGTAGATATTTTATCTAGTGTATCTAATGAGTTCGGAATCGGCGCAGCTACTACTCAATCTACCTATACAGTTTCAATTATATGTTATTCTAAATCCCAAGAAGATGTAGAAGATATGATAAGCTCGGTTAAAACTACCCTAATGACAAATAAAAAATCACTTTATTACTCAGCTTTTATTACTCCAACTGATATTGGTTCTTTGTTAGTTAGTGAGTTTGGAGATAAGAAAGTCTTTCAACGAAACCAAGACGCTCAAATTAAATTCAGCTTTGACACAATATGAGAATCAAACTAAATCAAAAAGGAGGAAAAAAATAAATGGGATACATAAGCGGAGCAGAAACAGTAGCTCTATTCGCATTCGAGAATCAAACTAAGTGGGCAGGAACCGCAGCTAATCATACAGCTTCGGATGAAACCTATATGCCTTTTGGACACGGAGTTGATGTAACAGTAAGCAGAAATAATAACGCAGAAAGAATCTACGGAGTAGGAGCGAGAAACGCAACAGCTTCAATTAAGAAACAATATGATGGTAAGGCAGCTATCAGCGGAACACTATCTAACGCATATTGGTTTTTAGGAATCTTAGGCGCTAACGCAGACGGCGGAATAGCCGGAGCATATACGCACACTTACACGGAAGCAAACACAGTACCAAGCTTTTCAATTAATACGAGTATGGAGTTAGGAGCGACAGATTTTAATTCAACACTAGTAGGTTGTAAAATTGAGTCGGCAACAATAACGGCAGCCGTAGGAGAAGCGGTTAAGTTTAGTCTTGATACGAGTTACAGATATGAAACTACAAGCACAACTGCACTTGCAAACAATCCGGAAATTGAACCAGTATTCACGTTCGCACACGGAAGCATTGAACTGCCAGATACGACAGTCTTAGCAGCCGTTCAAAACGCGGAGATAGTCATAAACAATACATCCGAATCGGTCTATGGGATTGGAAGTAGATTCAAGACAGCAAATATTGGTAAGCAACGAGAATATAATCTAACATTAAATATGGCGTTTGACGACCAAGCAGCCTTATTGAATTATTTTCTTAATGGAACTAACTCAGCAACTAATCCAAGTAGCGGAAGCGGAACTGAAATTGCTACAATGAGTCTGACATTCACGAACGACGATGGAGATATTTTAGAAATGCAATATACCGGAGTAACTCTTAATGAGGAATCATTAACTCAGAACATTTCGGAATCAGTAAAAGAAAACGTGACTGGATGGGCTAGAGGTTGTACAAGTGTAATTTACACGAACGACGTTGAAGTTGCACCAGCTGCAGCAGACAATTAATATTATTTTTATTACCCTTATTTTTAGGGATAGAGAACTAAATTGGAGGAAAAAACAAAATGGAAGAAACCGAGAAAAAGCAAATACCAGAGATGAATGTTAGTGATAACAAGATTGTAGTGGATACTAAAGACATCCCCTTAATCGTTAATGGCGAGACAGTTCAAATCAAAATGCGAAAACTCCCAATCGGTGAAAAACAGGGACTAGTCAAAACGTCCGCGCAGACTAAAATGGTAGGCTCACAAGTAACCGGAACAATTGACGCAGTAGGATACCAAATCGGAGTATTAAGTAAAGTGATAATCGACGCACCATTCCCATTCGACCTAGCATCAATTCGAGAGCTAGACGAAAAGGTAGTAGATTATTTATTCACAGAATACGAAGAATGGACCGCACCTAAAAAAAAAGATTGATTAAGCAATACACTCAAGGACTCTCCTCTGACCCAGAGCTAGAAGAAGATTACCTCGACTGGTTTTTTTTAAGCCACTTCGGGAAAGGTCAAGGCTATTGGAAAGGAATCCCAGACGACAAACTCAGCACAATAATGATTTTGGAAGGGATGAAGGAACAAGAGTACTGGGATAATTGGGTAAAAATAATCAAACAAATATTCAAATAAAATGGGAAAATACAAAATAGACGTACCAGTTGGAAAAGGTAAAGATGAAGGTAGTTCGGACACCGAAAAAGAAACCAAAAAGAATAACGCTGCTATGAAATCTCTAACAAAAGCCGTAGCTGTAGGTAATATTATTGCCGGAGTATTAACCGGAGCATTATCCGGAGTCGCACAATTATTCCAACCACTAATAAGAATCCTAAGCGCTTTGTTTATTGTTATATTTCTTCCGTTAATGCCATTACTTACTGATTTGATTAATGGATTAGCAAACTTTACAGCTAAAGTTGCAGCATCCGGAGGTGGATTAAGCGGAGTTGCTAAAGTACTATCCCCAGACACAGATAAATGGTATACTAAATTATGGAAGGGATTATTAGCAATTATTATTGGATTAGGTTTAGCAATCGGAGCATTAGTTTTAGCTGGATTATCTATAATACCGGCTTTGATTGTTGCGGCAGTTATGTTAGTTGTAGCAGCGATTTATGTATTCTGGGACGCTATTGTTGCAGGAGGAAAAATGTTAGTAGATGCTTGGGTATGGATTCACGAAGCTCTTGTAGCGGTACTTATGACAGTAGTCAATGCGTGGTTAGATTTTAGAAAGTCTGTAGCTAAACTAGGAGCATCTATTTGGGAATGGTTCAAGGATGGACTAAAAGATATTGCTGAATTTCATCTTTGGATATGGGACATATTCGTAGATGGGTTAAAGGGAATCGCAAACTTAGGTTCAAAAATCTGGGGAGTAATCAAATCGAGTCTTAGCGGATTAGGTAATATGGTTAGCGGTTGGTTCGGCG